ACCATAAAAAATACAAGCCATTAAAACATCTTCAAAAAATATTTCAGCTGTTTGAGGTCTTGCAACATATTCTAAAAAGAAATGTGTGCTAGGTACATCTTCATGCATATTAAAAGAAGTTAATCCGTGCAAAGCTCCGTTAGAGCCACCGCCGTCAACTGTACCGCTAATGTCATAACTATCACAACCAAAAGAACCAAAGTCGGAATTGCCAGGATATTTAGTTCCATTTTTTATTTCAATAACATTTTGCATTGAAACAGGTGGTATCCAAGACAATTTAAACCTACCATGAGGATTAGGGTGCCATTCTACTGTGGTATCTTGAACACCATTTTTCCACTGAAAAGAGCCTTTGTTTATATAGCCTTTTAGCATTAACTCCTCATTATAATCTATTTGTTCGTATATTTTTGTTAAATTAAATATAGACTCTTTTGTTTCATCTCTAAAAGCGTGCTGCTCTGTTTTTGGGAATTGCCTATAAAATTCATTTAAAGCGTCAGAATTGTTTTTAAGTCCATCTGCTTCATTCTCCCAATGCTCGATAACTCCATTGTGGATAGTTCCTCCGTCGATTCCTTTAGTAGGTTCCTCTGGAGTATCGAAGACAGGAAATCCATACTTATCGATGAATCCTTCGTAATTCCACTCCATAGGTATGAACATAGCATATAATCCACTAGAAGTCTGCCCATTGCGATTTCGCTTCGTTTTTGTGAGATCTGAGTCATCATAAAGTTTTTTAAAGTTTTCGCCCCCTTTATCAAGTGAGTTTGAGGTTGATCCCATTAAACATTTACCAACAATCCTAGCCCCTAGTCTTAAACAAGTTTTTGTAACTCGCCAATTGTTTAAAATATTATCGGGTTTATCCCATTTGCCGGACTCGTCATGAACTAACAGTTTTAGTTTTTCACCGTCATAAGAGTTGTCGCCTGTATTTTTCCAATCTATAGTAGTATCCAAACCTTCTTCTGATTCTTCAGTTTTTACTTTAAAACTATTTCTAGTAAGTTTAGAAGCTGGTACTCTATAAGATAATTCTGTTTTAGGTTTGTCCATTCCATCTTGTATCGGTTTAAAAAAGAATGGGTAGTTTGATGATATTGGAACTACTTTATCAGTAAACATTTTTTTAGCATCAGCACCTGATTTGGATAATATACCAAACCTTGAGTCTCTTGACGCTGTAGCCAGGTTAACAGTTTCTGATGATGCCATGAAGCTAAAGCCAGACCGTCTATTTTTGAGGTAGCACATTCCATAGCATCTTTCGTCTGCTTTACAAGCTTCCCAGAAATAGAAGAATAGCTTATTTGATTGTCTAAAGTCTGGAGCGCCAATATCGATTTTTGTCCAGTTAAGGTACATATAATGCGATCCTGTAAGATAACACGCGGACCCATTGCACATGAACCAGTAACCATCATTACGCCTATTAAATTCAGTGTCAATATAATCGTAGTACTCTTCTTTAATATCTTCCGGTAACGTTTTAAATTCATGAACTGATCTTATTTTTTTTAACGAAGAAGGCTTTTGTCTTCTTCTAAACACTTGTGAACTTTTGTTAAGTTCATTACCATCTATTTTTTTAGGAGCCGAGGGTAAACCTATTCTAAGACCTTGAATCTCGTATATTTCACCAATAGTTCCATCTTTACTGATTATAACACAATCGAGATCTTCGTTATATCCGTATTTATATTTTTTGTATCTATTATTATTTTTAACTTTTTTAGAACTAAGATGCTCTAAGCTTACATTATATAATATTTGTTTATACATTATTTAACTCGATTTTCAACACCTAAAAATTTAATAGAATCTTTTTCAGTTTCTTTTTTAGTATTATCTACTTGTTCTATTCTATCTATAATTTTAAAAGAATCTTCTATTGCTGCCCATTTTGCTTGTGCTGCAATTTTTGCTTTTTCAGGATCAAGCTCAGCTAAGTCAATTTTTTGGCGTATTACTTTATCTAACTCAATTAAAGCCATTTCAGCCGCTTCAATTATTTTCTTGCGTCTGTCCATATTTAATATTTACGTCATTTGATTTAATTCTATATAATTTTTTACCCTCAATATTAAATTCGTATTCAGAAGCAGGTGTAAAGCCCACTATGTCTCCTACGGATACACCTAAGGATTTTAAATAGTCGTTGCTATACACAAGCTCTCCAACTAATTCTTTTTCGCTTAAAACGCTCCATTTGGAGTCTTGTTTTACAGGCTCTACAAAACAAAAATCCGGTAAAGATTTCCATTCGCCTTTTTGTTTATAACCAAATATTTGATCATGATAAACAGTGTAGGTGTTTTCTGTTACAAACGAACCAGAGTTGCGCTCATTACCGCGAGCGTCGAACCATCTTCTAAAAACATTATGATGAATAATTACATCATCTCCTTTTTGTACAGGAGTTTTTATATTAATAGGTACACTAATTACTTTTGCAATTCTATTTACAAAATGAAAATCTCTTTCTGTAATTTCAGTATTTAGTATAAGTTCTTTCCCTTTTAGATCTTTTTTATTATTGTAACGTTCTTCTGTAAATATAATATAATTGTATAGTGATCTCATTAATAATCTAAATTGTATTCTATTGAGACGGCCATGTTTTTATTAAAGTGTTTCCATGGCAGCTGTGACCCGTTTTTTTGAATATAAATTGAATAACCTTCGGGTTTTTCTATAATGTCGCAAATCGTGTGCCCTCCGTAAACTTCTTGCCCAACGGAATAATGCATTGCTTCATTTTTATAATCTTGGCCTACTGATATTTTTCTAATTAATTTCATTTTAATATGTCCAAAGTGTTACAGGAGGAGCATCAGGATAACCTATACCCACGTGCACAAAGTTACTTTTTCTACTAACTCCTATTCTAGTAAAACCTACATCCATTGCGGCTTTTACTAATTTAAATGTGTTTTGTCCTCCCACTGAAGCTATATCAACTGCAGCCCCATAAGCGTGTTCTCCGGGTGATTTTTTTTTAGCCTCTATAGGATGATCTGGGCTTCTATATGTTGATGTTAACTTTATAGGATCGCCATATACTTCTCTTAGCCTGTCAAGCATTTTGAGAAGCTTTTGATCCATCATCTCAAAATTACTAAATTCAGATTCACTAAAGTATTTCATTTTTTATTTCTATCTTTTAATTTCATATAAATATTCATCCCTGTATATAGTATCGTCATGATTAATACTACAGTTTGTAACGCGGGGTTAATGTTAGGCATTACTGAGAATGCCACCGCTCCGACATTTATGCCGTAAATTTTTAAGTCGTTCATTTTTGATGTTTGCTATTTCCAAATACTTTTTCAACTCCACGCGATCCAAAATAACCGCCAATTACAATTGTAAGTAAACCAGTTATTGAATCTAAAGGGTAGCCCATATACCAGCCGGCTACATAACTTACTGTTAAAAAAACTAAAGTTAAAGGACGAACATTTGCCGCAAGCCACGATCCTGAAGTTGCATCCGCCACCCAGCGTCTTGTTGTCCCGTCTATTTCAGCTCTTTCAATATCTAATTTTTTAAGCGCAATTTTTTTATCCCCCTCTGACATATCAGAGCCGCCTATAATAGCTTGTATTACAGAGCCTACAGGCGTATCACCTGCTATTGCACCAACAACGTTAGGTATTTTTTCTAATAAAAACTTCCCAACGCCGGTGTCTTTAAAACGTTTTTTAGCCATATTTAATTTAAAATTAATTTATTTAACAAGTTCCCTGTGGCGTGTCGGTGTGTGCGCCATAACCCGAACTAGTAACCAGCAAACATTGCGTCCCGCCAAATCTGCTCGATGTAAATAATACATTCAAACCTATAGGATTGCCAAACCCTCCGGGAACATACGAGGATGCTGTAAACCCACCACCACTGTTAAAATAACCAAAAACGCCGCTTGTTGTATTCCAAGTAGTTGTATAATAAGTAGTATATGTTGTGGATGCGTAGTTTGGTGTACTAGTCCCAAAAGTTGTCGTAGTTGAGCGAGTTGTATTAAAACTAGTGTTAAAAGTTGTTGTGGTCGATAAAGTCGTATTAAAAGTAGTAGCGAAAGTTGTAGTTGTACTTTTAGTGGTACTAACCGCATAGGTAGAAGACCACGAAGTGTTAAAAGTAGTATACGGCGTCGATACTGTAGTATTTACCGCTGAGTTAGTGCTGCGACTAGTGGACCTAATCGTGTTAGTATATAAGGTTGTATTAAAGGTCGTGTTTACTTGCTCAACAAACGTATTAAAAGAGTGTATTTTAGACCAGCCTATCTGTCGCATTATTTATTTTTTAATTAGTTATCATTCACAATCTTTACAGGGTTTTTTTTCCTGTTTTTCTTTAATAATATACCATTCTTTATGATTGTTTCTATATTTCTGGCTGTAATCTAAAAACTTATTTAAAGTTTTTTTCCAATTTTTATCAATTATTGGATTGATAATACCAGATTTATAATTTGATAGAATTCTATTTATAACTTCATCACCTAGATTTTGATTATCAAATAAAATCCTGTTCAAGCTATAAAATGAGGATTTATGTATTATGTGGTGGACATCTATAGGCTCAATAGGTATACCTAAAGCAACACCATAAATAGCTGACTCACTTAAATGAGTTGTGTATACTTTTTTTGCTTTATACAGATAGTGATAAAGGTCTATATCTCTTGGAAGCAAAATATTTTCTTTAAATATATCTTGCAGCTCCCCTATGGTAGCAAAGTTACAAACCGGGTGAGGTTTAAACCAAACGTTACCTTCATGCTTTTTAGCTATATGCTTAAGCTTATTAAGACAAACATGCTCTTTAATTTTATTTGACTCTGGTAAAACCACAATATAATCTCTAGCAGGGAAATTTTTAAAATCGCTATTTCGGTTTTGATACTTGTTAACCGTTTTTTCTTTTATATTATTACGTAAAAACTCAGCAAAATCTAATTGCTTATCTGAGCTTTCGTAAAACGCGTCATCAATCATTTTATCTCTAAAAGCTAATGATAACGGCTGAAACATAAAATTTCGTGCAAACTCAGTATAGCCCATGGTTTTAAAATAAGGAGGCTCATTTGCTATTACATCGTAGCTATGTTCAATACCTAATTTGGTTATTTGCTCTAGCGCATATTTTTCAACATGCTCAAGGTGTTCTATTGCTTCACTTTTTTTTAAGTCTCTAAGCCTATCATTTAAAACATCGGGGTGGAACATTTCCATAATTATATTTAATTTTTATATTTAATTTTTTATATTAAGAGCTGTAAAAAGTTGTTGATCTAAAAACATCTTGACTAGTACTTACGCTAAAAGTTGTAGTAGGCGTATTTACTGTAGTATTAAATGTTGTTGTTGTACTGTAGTTAGTAGATCTTAAAGTATTAGTATTTAGTGATGTATTAGTACTTAAATTTGTAACGTAATTAGTATTAAATGTTGTCGTTGTTGATGCTGTAGTATTTACACTAGTTGCAAATGTTGTAGTAGTAGACTTACTCGTGCTTACGCTAGTCGAAAATGTTGTGGTAGTCGAACGGGTTGTATTTGGTGTAGTATACCACAGCGTAGTTCGGGTTGTTGAGTGCGATGTGGTTTGTGAGGTATTTGGTACCATTTTGTTAAAATTTAATTAGCTAAAATTTCCAACATAATTAACTAAAACTATTGTTGTACTTACCACCAAATAACTTAATATTGATACATCTCCGTTATCAGTCTGAAAAACAATATTATCGCCATTAGGAGTTTTAAATTGAGAAGGCAATGCACCTGGGGTGGTGGTTCCTCCATTTTCTATTATTATTGTTCCAGTTTGACCCACTTGTTCACTGCCCACAGTTGGCACAATTGTCCAAGCCCCGGTTGGTGCGATTTTAAAATTAATGTTTTTCGCAAAGTCTATTGCAAACTGGTTACTCCCGTTTATTGATACCGTAGTTGGTATCATTGAGGTCATGTTTTGATCTACTCTGGTTAAAGCCATAATATATTATTTTTCCCAAGGAAGTTTTTGCTCAACACCTAATACATCTTCAATAATTCTATCTTTAGCTGTTCTAGTTTGTCGCTCTATATCAGTACTAGTAATCCAGCTTTGCACTTCTGACTCACTCAATTGATCTAAAGATATAAATGAAGACTGCTCGGGCTCAGATAAAACAGCTGAAGCTTTTACAATTTTACTAAAACCTTTCCATTCTAATGTAAAATCGAAAGCAATGCGTATTATTTGGCCTTCAAAGCCTAAATCCGAAGTTGTTTCTAATTCTGTTATTTTAATTGTAGCCATTGGTTTTAATTTGTAGTGGTTATAGTTTCAACGTGTGCACCTTCAGGAAAATTACCTGCACTTAATGTTAGAGTGCTACCTGAAACTCCGTAATTAGATTTACTCTGATAAACACCAGAAACAAATAAATCAACAAAGTTTTTATTTGTTGGGGTTGCTCCTAAAGCTATGGAATTAGTGGTAGCGTTAGCGACAGAAGAAATTTCAGCCACTGTTTTACTCACAGCAGTGACAGCTACAGTCTGAACACTTCCATCTCCAAACTCAATACCATTTGCCCCTACAACAATCTTACCACTACCATTTGGTGTAATGTTAATATCTCTATTAGATGCAGATACAATACTATGTGTTACAACATCTAAGTTGCCACCTAACTGTGGAGACGAGTCGTCTGATACATTTTGAATACCTGCGCCAGCAAGTGAACTAACAGATGCAAACGCAAGGTTTCCAGAACCATCTGTTTTAAGAACTTGTCCAGCATTACCGTCTGCTTGCGGGTGTGAAAGTCCATCAAGAATTACTTTACCAGAACCATTTGGTGTAATGGAAATATTACCATTTGATGCAGAAACAATTGAGTTGCCGTTAACATCTAAATTGCCACCAAGTTGTGGGGTTGAATCCGCT